TGAGAGAAGAATATTACATTTTTTATTTAAAAATAATTCTCTTAGTTTTTCTAGTCCGGGTGACAGTATTTATGTAGGGCTTGCAACGGCAGTAAGTGCAGCAGAGACAGGTTCTTTGACAGAAGCAACTTTTACAAATTATACAAGACAACAAGTTACGCCAACTGCATCAGGTTCTCCTGCTACAGGTGGGTGGACATTAGTAGGATCTGACTCTACAGATACGCAAACAGCTACGAATGAAAATAACATAGAATTTCCAGCATCTGGCGGCACAACTAACGTAATTACACATGTATTTATTGTAGACGCAGCTAGTAGTGGTAATATACTTTTTGTTGGAGCTTTGGATGCAAGTAAAACGATAGCTAATGGTGATATATTTAGAATTAATGCAAATAATTTAACAATAGAATTGAAATAATGGCACTTGTACTAAACGACAGAGTAAAAGAAACAACAACAACAACTGGCACTGGCACGCTTACATTAGGTGGTGCAGTCACTGGCTTTGAGACTTTTGCAGCAGGCATAGGTAATTCTAATACAACTTACTATACCGTTATACTTCCCGGCACTGCCGAGTTTGAGGTTGGTTTAGGAACATTAAGTAGTGACTCTAGTACGATAGCACGAACTACAATTATTAGCAGTTCTAACAGTGATAGTGTAGTAAACTTTAGTGCTGGTACAAAAAATATATTTTGTACAATACCTGCATCCAAGTCAGTTTTTTTAGATGCTAGTGGTAATACACCGGGTGACTTATCTATAGGAGATGATCTCACTGTTAACGGAGGTGTGATAGAGCTTAGAAGTAATAGTGGTAGTGTAGGTCAAGTAAAATTATATTGTGAAGTAAGCAATAATCACGCACAAACTATATCCCCTCAACCACATAGTCAGGCAGGCACAAATACTTTAACGCTACCCGGTGGCAATACTATAGGTAACTCAGATGCAACTCTTGTTTCTGACACTGGAACTCAAACACTAACAAATAAAACTTTAACAACTCCTACAATCAACGGAGCTACTATTGGTTCTGATAATATAGCTACAGCCAGTAATGGTGATATTAATCTTGCACCCAATGGAACTGGTAAAGTGGTTATCAAAGGTAACAGTAATCAAGGTAAAATAGTTTTAAATTGTGAGGCTAACACACATGGACAAACAATTATATCTGCACCACACTTAGAGAGCGCCAACAATGTTCTAACACTACCTAGCAGTGGTGGTGACGCAAGATTGGTTTCAACAACTTCTACCGCCACCCTTACAAACAAAACATTAACATCCCCAAAGATTAACGAAGATGTGGCAGTTACATCCACTGCAACAGAAATAAACATACTTGATGGTGTAACGGCAACTACAGCAGAAATAAACTATAACGATACAGGTGCAGCAGTAGGAACAGTTGTAGCAAGTAAAGTTGTAACTGTAGATGCAAATAAAGACGTATCATCTTTTAGAAACATCACATTAACAGGTGAGCTTGATGCAGGATCTCTGGATATATCAGGTGATGCAGACATAGATGGCACATTAGAAGCAGATGCCATGACATTAAATGGTACAGCAATTACAACAACTGCCACTTTATCAACTGGTATATCTAATGGTAATGTATTAGTTGCGACAAGTGGCATAGCAGATAATGATTTTTTAAGAGTTGATGGTACAAGTATAGAAGGTAGAAGCGCCTCTGAAGTATTATCTGATATAGGTGCAACAACTGCAACGGCAGCAGCAGATGAGGCAACAGCTTTAGCAATAGCGTTAGGATGATAACATGGCAAATACATTTAAAGTAGTTACAGCAACAGGGATAACAACTGAAGATCAAATATATGTTGCAGGCGGGTCTGTTGTAGCAACAATAGTCCTAGGGATTATGGTTGCTAATACGACAACAAGTCAGGTTACTGTATCAGTAAAACTTGTATCAAATACAGCCAGTAGAACACATAGTGGAACTAATAGTGGTAATAATGCTACAGTCCATTTAATTAAAAATGCACCAGTACCTGTAGGTTCATCTCTTGAACTACTAGCTGGTAACAAAATTGTATTAGAGGATACTGATGAACTTACATTTGCTGCATCAGGAGCATCTGACATAACTATTTCTATTATGGAGATAACATAATATGCCATATATAGGAAATACAGCAGGTAATAGGTTTGTAGCTTCACAAGCGGCAACACGGCTTTCTGGTAATGGATCAAATAAAGTATTTACATTAGAACATTCTGTAGCTTCTGATGAAGATATACTTGTATCTGTTGATGGCGTAATACAAGAACCTTCTATATCTTATGTAGTTAGTAATGGCACAACATTAACATTTCAAGGTAGTGATGCACCTTCAAATGGCACTAATAACATTTTTGTTTGTTATTTATTTAGAACTGTAGCTACAGTAGATCATCCATCTACATCCTCATTACAAGCAACAGATGGTACGTTTACAGGTAATGCAACAGTAAGTGGTTCATTAGCTATTGGCACAACTTCATTAGTTTCTGATGCAAAGTTAGCAATATCTTCAG